AAGCTGAGCGCCTTGGCCGCTGCTGGCATCAGCTGAGGTCTCTGAGGCATCAACGTTGACAGTAATAGTCGTGCTGCCCATGCCAACACCGTTTGGCAGGATCGTTCCAGCACGGTCAGGCACAAACAGCTCAGGCCCTCGCTCACCGACGATTGACGGACGGCCTACAGGTGGGCGGCCACCATTGGCGAAGCCGGGGAGAGCAGAGAACAAGCTGCTACCAGGGAAAGCAACCTTAAGGAGTGAGTTGACGCCTAACTGCAGGAGTTGATTGGCAACGTTATTAAGAACATTTCCTAATGCCTCTGCAGCACTTTTCGATTGCATCAAACCAGCAACAATGTTGTCGCTAATAGTCTGCCCGATGCGTTGATACATTTTTTCTTGTTCTGTTAGTTCTTTCTTTACATCGTTTTCTGCGTCTTTTCGAGCGCGTGCGGCTTCTTTTATGTTAAATGTCTCCTGCAGGACTTTGCGTAAGGGGGCTAGTTCTTCCTCCGTCAAATCAGGGAATTGCTGCTTTAGGTTCGCGAGATCAAAAGTATTTTGCAGCCTTCTTGCTGCTGCCTCGTCAGTTTCTTTTGCTACGTCTCTATCTTGCTTTGCAAGCGCAAGAGCTTTCGCTAATGCAGCTAATTGCTTAGTCCTGTCGTCTTCTGGATCTGTGCCTCCAGCTGCTGCATCCTGAAGCTGTTTCAACAAGGCATCTAGATCTGCTCTAGTTTCTGCAGCAGTTTTACGTCGATCTGCGCTGAGCTGCATCAGCTTCATCGATATATCGACGATTGCTTGGTTTGCGCCAGCTAGTTTCCTTTCGAGATCTGCAATCTCCCCAGCAAATTCATCTGCTCCGCTAATTAACTCAAACCCTGTTTCTCCTTCTGCTGCTTTAGCAGCTTTATTCCTAAGGGTTTCAAGCGTGTTCTCAAGCAGAGCCCGCGAAGCTGTTTGTGTAGCGAGAGCTTGCTCAAGCTGCTTTTCTGTTCCGAATTCAAGCACATTATTCAGATCACGTTGAGCACCATTCGCCTCGATCAACTTGCTAATAACAAGATCAAGACCGACTAAAAGAAAGCCAAACGGTATGGCGGTTTTTAACAACCGCATCGACGTCGCTAAAGATGCTGTCGCTATTTTTGTCGCAACAAGTTTAGCTTTCGTCGAGAGCAGCAACGGAATAATCCGTTTTGCAAACGTAAATGCCGCAGTCTTTTGCAGAAGAATGAACGCCTTATTAGCAAGGAAAATCTTTGCGGCGAATCCTGCCATTGAAACCGCAGCCTTGATTGCCTCTGGGTCGATCCCGCGAATGAAACGAGTAAACGCAGCAATTTGTGCGTTCACCTCAGTCAAAAGATCCTTGAGGCCAGGACCGAAAACCTCGTCAAAGACTCGGGCTAAGTTTCCGACGTTGTTAGCAAGAGCTTCAGTTTGTCCCGAAACCGTATCTGTCAGCTTGTTAAAGGCGCTTTCCGCAGCCCCCGACGAGTTCTGCTGGTTCTCTAGGGCCTGGTTGAACTTGCCAAGTCGATCATTGACAAGCGGCATGATTGCGGTCAATGCCTCGACGCTTCCGAACAACTGAGAAATCTCTGCCTCACTGCCGCCGGTTTTATCGATTACCTCTTCGAGGAAGCCCGCAAAGCCTTTCTGCTTAATAGCGGCTGTGCTGAACTCAATCCCCAGCTCCTTCGCCCTCTTTGAAGCCTCTGCGGTCGGCTTGATAACGCCTGCGATGACCTGACGGATGCCAGCAAAAGTCGATTCAACCGGAACACCAGTTGCAGTAACAGCGGAGATTGCGGCGTTTAGCTCATCGATGCCTACGCCAGCAGCCGCAGCAGTCGGAGCAACACGACCGATCTGCGCGGCATACTGTGCAACGATAATTTTGCCGTCGTTCTGGGTTTGGATGAATCCATCGACGAGTTTCGACGCTTTATCAGAACTGAGTCCGTAAGCGTTCAGAACAGAGGTGGTCGCATTAGCGACGGTATTCAAGTCTGAAAGCCCGCCCTTAGCGCCGAGCGATGCTGCCTTAAGAATGTCAGACGCACTTGCTGCGTTATTGAATCCCGCAGACGCAACGTCGTAAGAAGCAGCGAGCAATGTCGTCTCGCTGATCTGTCCTTTTAGCTGGGCACTAACGCCCTCTAATTGCTTCTTTAACCTGTCTGAATTAACGCCAAGGGTTTCTACAGCGGCTGCAGCGGTTTCAGCCTCCTGCATCCCTCTAAGGAACCCGCCGACAGCACCAACCCCTGCTAAAGCAGCAGTAACTTTGCTTACGGTTCCCTGTAATGTCTGTGCAGCTCTATTGACACGATTTAGAGCACGCTCTGCACCGCTGCCATCAACCCTTAGGCGTACAGAGGACTCGACTGCCACAGATACGCCTCAGCAATAGTTCAATGTTACCGCCGACTGTGCTTTGCGCGATCCATTGCCTTTTCTTCTTCCTCTGCCTTGACCTGGTGGTAGGCAGCGAAATGCACAAGCTCCGCATCGGTTAATTCCGTGCGAAGCCTGCTGACAGTCATCCCTAGTTCGCAGGCCAAGTGGAACTCATAAAAAGCCCACTTGTCCTGCCTCAGTCGTTTTTTGCGTCTTCGAGGCTTGTCTCTTCACCGAGCCCGAAGAGAAATAGCTCGATCTCATTAAGGACAGACTCGGGCAGTTGCCGATGCAGCTTCGCAGCATCTGCAGCAGCAAACGCCTTCGTGCCATCTTCCAGCTCTGCCATCTGACACAACATCTGTGTGCTGATGTCTAGAGCCTCCTCAGTTCCCGCATAGCTTTGGGCTTTCTTGCGATCTGCGCGGGTGATCGGCTTGAAAAACAAATCGACGACCTTTTCACCGGCCCCGTTCTTCAGCTCAAACTTGCGGCGCTGGTTGAGGTCAAACGCCCCAACCAGCAGATCAACGGTTCGATTTGATGCAGGCATTTAAGCAACACTTTTGCCGCTCAAACTATAGCCTTATCACTGAAGGTTGGAAGTGATAGTACCGGAGGTGATGAAGTTGCAGGTAGCAACAACAAGTTCACCGACAGTTGAAGTGATCTCCATGTCAGTGATGATGCCTGCAAAAGACACCGAATCGGTACCGTTTGTGTTGCCAGTCGTGAAAAGCTCAAAGTTGGCATCCACCGCGTCCGCCGTCTTGACAACGTCTTCAATCAGTTCGGGCTGATTAGTTGCATCAGGGTCATAGACCAGCTCCACAGTGCCGGAGCCAGAGATCAGGCCACCCACAAAATTCCTGAAGGTGTCGCCGTGGTCTGTGACATCAAGCGTTTCCTTGGTGATGCTCAAGCTCCAGCTGCGTGTGCCGACGACAGTGGCAAGAGTGCCGCTGCCAGTCTCAAACTCAACTGAGCCTTGTTCTCCACGAATGATCGCCATGGTCAGAGTTCCTCGATAAATTCAAAGGTCACACGGACCTGGGTTTGGAAGTAACCCTCGGGACTTGGCGAAGCCGAGACCTCTGGGCCGGAGGGAGCGTCGAAGAAGACCCCCGACACGATAGTTGAATTATACAAATCTCGAATCCGTTTTCCAATCACAAGGTTGGCCCCTGGACCTACCCCCTTAGCGGAAAAAATATTCATGACGACTAGGCCGACAATCCGATTCCGAGAGCTTGTAGCTAGTCCGTGCCCTAGGTACTCATTCGCCCCAAAAGTTGTCAGGCACTGAACCCAAGAGCTGTTCGGCGTGGGCTCATACGACATGTTGTGAAACACAACAGGAATAGCAGGACTGCTAGCAAGCTCGGTTGCCAACCTGCCTTCGATGGTGGCCCTAATGGAGTTGAGATCAGCAGCAGCCATTTTTTACCTCTTGAGAATCTTGTTAAATTCACCCTGGCTCCACGACTCAAGCTCCTTAGCGATGAGGTCAGGAAAGCCGGGGACGGTGTTCCTTCGCGTCCTATATTCGCCCTTCCAAGAAGGCGGCAGGTTCGTTCCATAGACAACCGGCTCAGCGTATTCAATGTTGTTGGTTACTTCGCCTTTCTTAGGGTCAGACTCCCAACCGTTTATAAGCCTGCCGGTATCAACAGGCGTCTTGCTTTTTATGCGTCCCTCGGCTTCAAGCGTTGTAGCGGCAACCAAAATCCGGAGGCTCTCCTGGTAGTAATCACCGATTTGATCTAGCGGGATCTCTCGTGCCATCGTTAAGCCCTCAGGATCAGCTCATAAGTGATCGCAGTGTTGTCTTGCTCCGTTGTTTCCACACTGATGATCTGATGCACAACGCTGCTAATGACGACGCGATCCTTAGTCTCAGGCGCAGTCGTGAGGTCATCTGCTGCGACCGTTAAACGCTTGTCACCAGCCTGCACCAAATCATCGACCTTGCGCAGTGTCACGTCTTCAAGGATTCCCTTGATGGTCGTGTCAGTTGCAGTTTCTGAGATCGTGCCGTCTGAAGTGTCGTAGGTACCGGCAGCGACAATGCGCACCGTTACATCACCACCAAACTTGGTGATGACCTTGCTGGACACTTTTTTTAAGGAGTCAACAAGGGCCATCAGAGGCGATAGGCAAGGCAAGCACCGCTAGTCAGCGTGATGCTTGTGATGATTCCGCAAAGGTAGGTGTCGGCAACAAAGGTCTCGCCTGCAAGGCTGTTGCCAGTTACGTTCTGCACCGTGATCGCATTGATCACCGTGTCTTCTTTGAAGTAGATCATGCTGAACCTGCCGGTATGAGCAGCAGTGTCAGAGACAAACTCGAAGCCGCCTGAAGTGTCTGGATACATGGTCAGCTCCGTTTGATAGCGATGTTGCCTGGTCCGCTAATTCTAAGACCCGTCAGGTATCGTTCAAAAATTGGCGGCACCCTGTCAGCGCCTACGGCCCCTGTCTTGTCTGGCGTTACATTCAAGCTGCCGATCTGAACGTTTTTGAAATCTTCAAGACCGCTCAGTCCGATGCCGTCTTTGTTGTTGTTGAGATAGACAGCAAGGACAACTTGAGCCTTTCTTACCTGCTCCGGTATTTCTTCATCAGTGAAGTAATCCTCAGAGATGCGAAACGGAAACCCCGTGGAAAATGTATTCACGTAGGTGTCTGGCTTACGCACGCCAGTACGCGGCCATTGCAGTGCTTGAGTATCGGTTGCCCTAGCCCCTAAGAACCGCTCACGGTCAATCCGTTGGGTGGCGGTATAAAGGGCGCGATTCTTTTGGTCGTCAGTGGCTGAACCCCATGCGGTTACATCTGCGTCCTCGACGAAGCCATCAACAAT